GATGGCTAACATCAATTTTGCCTCGGAATGCCCCTTATACACGCAACCGGAATCCCAGCTTCCGTCCAAACTCACGCCATGCCCACAATGTACCGCAATCGTCTTACTCATCATCTTCACCTTCTTCTGCTTCATCCTCTTCCTCTGCCAGTTCGTAATCCTGCACCTCTTCGTCGGTGGTTTCAATGTCCGGGCGAACATTCAAACCCAATGCCTGCTTGAAAGCCTGATTTAATCCGACTGCCGCCAGTCCGGAAACTGCACCGGAAACTACCGCCGTAAAGGTCAGACCGTCTACCACGATTCCGCATACGATACCGACGACAAACAGCACCGTTGGAATCCACTTGTTATCGGTTGGCATCCAGTTTCTCATGATGTAGCCGATGCAAAGGCACATCACAACTACCGCCGGGACAAAGTAATCATTTACAATAGAAATATCCATTTTCTTCTCCTTTTCCGCTGTTTTAAGCGCTTTTTTAATATTAGTGATAAGTTATAAGGTTGACTGAATAAAAGCTGTTAGAAGCTAAATAATGGCGCTGTAGAGCAATCCTAGCGTTCGATTAGATAATCCGTCAGCTCTGCTTTCGCCTTCCGCATTGCTTCGATATCGTTTCCGTCTATTCCGTGCGCCAGAAGCGCCAAAAGTGCACGCTGTGTAATGATGTTTCCCTCTTCCAACTGGTTGAGTCGGTTGTAATCATTAACAGCCTTCCGCTCCAATTCTGCTATTCTCGCATCCTGTGTTTTGTTCGGCTTCCGGAATTGCTCGATTGCACCGCATACGACTTTGATAGCCGCCGAAATAGCCACGATTGCACCCGCAAGCCAAAGAACATCCTCGGTAGTAACGTACATTCGCATGGTATCACCTCCCTTCTTGATTTTTTGCAACGAAAAAGCCACCGCATAGGTGGCATTCCGTTAATCATCTTCTTTTGCGGTCATGACCGCCATAACCTGCTCCTGCAGCACTTCCTCCAGCACGGACACCCGCTCTTCTAATGTTCCGCCAGGTTCAAAGTTCTCTTTGTCGATTAATTCATATAATTTCTCTAATTTTGCCATTTCAATTTACCTCGTTCAATTTCCTAACCCAGCTTACTGCGTTAGGTACCGCCAGTTGCTTCGATTCATCTGCATTCCGGAATGTGACCGTTCCGCCGGGTTCCACCGGGAGCCATTCTTGCAGGGGTTCCGGGATGGCGACCGGCTCGGTTGTCGGGGTTTCTAATTCAAAATAGATATAATCATTTCCATACTTTTCCATAAATTTATCAACTGTATCAATTTCCGCCGGCGCTCTGAATCGGAAATAGTAGCCACGCCCGTTGCATTCTCCGGGTTTGATGTTCACTAACTCTTCATCGATAAACGCAAACCCCTGCGTCAAACAACTAGCATTGAATTGTTTGGCTCCAATTTCGGCGTGATTAATGTAAAACACGCCACTCTCGAATTCTTTTGTTTTCAACTCGTCAAATTTGATTTTCCCAATGTTCCGGATTGTTTGCTCGCCGTCCATATTGATGTAGTCATGTGCCGCCGTGGTGGACCGTAGCTCCGGGAAACCTGTCGTGATGGTTTCCGCCCCGGCGGTAATGGTCGCCGTCCGGGAAGAAATAATTTCACCGGGATTGTACGGGTACGACTCAGCCGGGAACATCCGCTCGAATTGTTCTGCGGTCGGTTCGTTTCCGGCGCCAAAAGCTAATGTAAGGTTGATAACTTGCACAAAAAGCCTTTCGATGTTTACGTCAGTCCCATTAGCAACATCAAGCGCAACGTATCCAGTCCAATCTGCTGCGTCCGTATACAATAGCGCTTTAGTTGTGGCTTTGTCGTGACCGTTAACACTTATTCTCAACGTTTTGTTTGTACGCACCATATATTTCATTTTTGCCTTGAACGTCAAGCTCTGCGATATTTGCAATTCGTTGTATTTCCCGGCATCCTGTACAGTTCCGCTGATTGTTATGCTTCCGTCATCATTTAACTTAATTGTTCCTTTTTTCACGTTGATGTTATCCGCTGGATTGTTCAGCTGATTCCACACAATGCTCTTACCGCCCACCTTGTCCACGCTCACATATTTCGCCCCGGACGGTGCCGTTCTGCTTGCGGCTTCGCCCTCTTCCGGCAGAATGTCATAGGTTTGCCCCTTATTTAGCTTCATTAGGGCGGAAATTCTGTTTTCCTGTTTTCGGTTTTCCGCCGCCAAATTGTCGCACTCGCCCCGCAAGCGGTCAACTTCCGTTTGCAGGGCGGCGGCGTTGGCGTCGAATTCCGCCGTTTTGGTAGTGGCGTTCTGATTGTACTCCGCCACCTTTGCGGCGTGATTCTGATTGTAGGCTTCCAACTTCACCTCGGCGTTCCGGTTGTAATCCGTGGTGTGCTGTTCGGCGTTGGTGTCATAGGTGGTCAACTTCTCGGATGCGTTGGCGTTGTACTTAGCCAATTTCAAATTGTGGTTGTCATTGTATTCGGTGGTCGCACTGTCAACGACTTTCCGGAATTCGCCGATTGCGCCGCTCGACACGCTCTCAATCAGTTCGGTTTTCTCCGCCTCCGTGAAATAGTCCACGCCCTTCACCGGTGTGAACTCTCCTGAATCGGCACGGCGCTTGATTTCTGCGATTGCGGCATCTGCTTTAGCCACAAGCGCATCAAAAGTTGTGCGCTCTTCCGCTGTGTAGACGTAATCAGGCGGCTTTGGCGATGATTGCACGTTGAAGTTATACGCCTTGTAAGTGCCGTCGGAATAGCGTTCATAGCACGTTTTGAATCCGGCAGTTTGCAAAAATTCGTCGGGGATTCTGCAGCGCTTGCCGTCCGTCTCGATTCGGATTACCTCATTACCAATCGGGTAATCTACAAACTGTGCTGTTGGTTGCAACTCTATTAGATACTGATTCACATCCCATTGGTATAGCTGTTTTTCTGATTTCATTCCTGCTCCTTTCTATAGCATGGTTCCGTCGGTCAAATACACAAGCACGCCTTTTGCCGTTTTACCGCTACCGATGCTTCCGGTACCACAATTCCGTGCAAAATACACACCCGTGTTTCCGAAACCGAAAATCATAGGGTTTTTACCGTATGCTCCAGCGCCTCTTGCGCTGTTGGTTGGTGCTGGAATGCCGGTGAATGTTCCTGTACACATATCCGTGCCGGCGGCAACATCGCTAGTCGCCTTAAACGTTGCTTCTACCGTCGCCACTTTTCCGTACATTGACCATTTTACTTCCGTCACTGTTCCCTTAGTACCCTTAGAGTGCCCTGTGCCGCTCAGAATATTCATCGTAATATTATCTGCTGAAATGTTTTCAGCGGATATCTTGTTAGCATCAATTTGCATTGCACCTACATACATAGCACGGATATCTTGCTCAACATTCAGCGTGTTCCCGAAATAGCCATTTCCAAGAAAGTCAACTGTAAATGCATCTCTCCTATTGTTTTCGGATGCAATTCCGGACCCTATTTTGAGCGCCTTGAAGTCATATAGATTCATGCCCTTATAGGTGATAATATCTTTTGTTCTATACTGCCCAATGTCTACAATAGCCGGGTTGAACTCTATATCGTATGCGGCTCGTAGCGCTATGATATCCGTTCTCGTAATTTTTTCGCTTGTAGCAAGTATGAAGCCATTATAGTAATCATTACCACTATCACTAAATTCTTCGTAATGGAGGCTATTACCACTAACAGCCTCATTGATTGTTATGGTTCCTCCGCCTTCAAGCTCAAACCATACTCGCTTAGCGCCCTTATTATAGAAGCTGTAATTATACGAATAGCGATAACTTCCGTCTAGGTCTATCGTGTCATTTATATCTTCTACCGAAAAAGCGATACTGTCTGATATTTCCGGATAGATATCTTCGGTTGGAGTGAGCTTGTCTGCATTAATCCAAGTGCTGATTATTTCCGTGCCACTTTTAAAGCTGTCAACACTAAATAAGCTTTCTGTTCCAGCGTTTACCGCCATTTTGTCTTTTGCGATTGATACATGCTGTTCGTTTTCCCCACCAATGTCGATGGTCTCCCCGTAGGAGGCAAGCACTTTTTGACCGTCCCGAATCTGTACATCCTTATCCGTGAATAGAACGTTGTTTTTTGTGGCTTCTATTGGTTTTACGGCTTCCGATGCAATCATCGTTCCGGTATCATCAGTATTGATATAATTGTCTGCGTAATTCCGTGCATCGTTCGCATCGTTCCGTGCTGTTTGGTCCTTAAGCTCCGTGCTTGACGGTCCGGTTTTATTTGTAACAGTTAACACCGTGCTTCCTGATTCACCTGTGCTAAGGTCTACCGTTGGGCTGTATCCATCTTCTCCGGGGTCTCCTTTTTCGCCCGGCGCTCCGGGTTGTCCCTTTTCTCCCGGTATTCCTTGCTCCCCTTGTTCGCCTTTGGTCTTGACCCACTTATACACTGCCGGGTCCGTTCCTGCTTCCTCCGTCAGCTGATTAACGGCGGTACCAAGATACTCTTTCCCTTCCGGGGAAAATGAGAATCCGTCACCGTCGATAGTATCGGCGTAAGCAATCCATGTGTACAGCTCCCGGACTTTTGACAGATTCGCAAAACTGCTTGCTAGATTCTCCACCAGCTCCGAAATGCCACTATCCTTGATTACATACTCACCCAGTGTAGCCTTCTTTGTTCCGTCGGTGACAGATGTTTCAAGTTCAAGGATTCTGCCGGAAATGTAAGTGTTCCCGGCATCGTCCACGATGTTCACACGGTCACCAATCCCTACCCCCGGCGGCAGGTCTGCTATGTCCACTTCGTAGTTGGTCTCAATATCCGAAATGGAATCCAGTTTTTCTTTTGCCAGCTTGTAAAGGTCTGCCTGTGAAGCCGTGTCCGAGGATTCGAATTTTTGATACAAATTGCCGCTGAAAGAATCTTTACTCGAATAGTCCACTCTTGCCCATTTGGTCAACGCTTCGAGAGACACAAGGTTTCCGTCCGGGTCAATCTGATACTTTTCTTTATCCTCCTCCGGAATCGTGAATCCGACAAGAGTTAAATTATCCTTTCCTGTGGCGTAAAGCGCCGTCGCTAGGTTCTCGATGGTATTCTTTACGGTGATATTGTTCACTTCTTTGTCGATGTACAGATTGATTTTTGTGTCCTTTCCTGTTTCATCAGCGATATCAACCCATCTATCCGACACGGTCAAGCCTTTAACGCTGAATCCATAGGTAAGCTCAATCTCGAACTTCTCAGCAATATCTGCAAGTCTCTTTGTGACAGTGTCAGTGCTAGTCCATTCAAGTTTTTTCGGAAGCGCCGAAACGTTGTTGTTCCGCAATCGAAAACCTGTTTTCTCAAGGAACTTATTGATGTAATCCGCTGCGCTCATCTGCTCCGTTCCGGTGTACTCCTTAGCAAGGTTGTTCAGCAGGTCTAACCCTGAATCCTCCGATTCGAATTTGATGGTATGGTCCAATACAGACAGCTCCGTTGTGGTAATCATGAATAGGTTTACGATATCCACATCCGCTGTATCGTCTTTGCCGTAGTAGGCTAATACGTAATTACCTGCCCGGCACCAACTTTCAATGTCTGACCTTGTGTCGTCGGTATAGGCGACGGTACAATCGAGCGTGGCAATTCCTGTTTCCACTTCTTCCTTTTTCGTGTCTTCGGTGATAACGTAACCACCCGACAAACTGGTTGAAGCCGTTCCGAGAATTTTAAAATTCTTATCCGCAAAATATAAAATCATATGAATACCTCTCTGTATGTCATTGAGAACTTTGGCGCTGTTGATTCGCTCACGTAATACTCCGACGGATTCGCCGCCCACTGTTCGTATGTAGGCTGTGTGCTGTACACCGTGCCCCTTGAATTGCAGTAGACGGTCGGATTCGTGCCCGCATCCATGAACTGATAATAGCTTTCAGGGCTTGCGTTGTACTCTTCCTCGGTCGGGTAGACTCTCTCCTTCGACGAATTGTAATATTCAACCCCGCTATCGTATGGAGTGTCTGAATCAAGCTGCTGATAATAATCTCTGCCATACGCTTCATCGGACCGGCAACGCCTAATGTATGGCTGCTGCCCCGCCCACGCCGAATAGGACGTGTGAACTGAATTCGTTCCGGGCGTTAAAATTAGCGTTTCCCAATCGTTCCCCAGTGCTCCAAGGTCCGGGCGCTTTACGCCTTCGTCGCTTCCGTGCCTCAGCATGGTTACCGTGGCGGTCTTTCCGTCTGCCGTCAAGATATCTCCGTTTTGAAATGGAATTTCTGTCGAATTTTCGCTAGTCTTTGGTCGACCATAAAACGATAGATTTCTAACGCCTAGCCAATCCATCGGCGGTTGTGCCTTCCACTGGTAGGCAGCAATTACAACCTTTGTGACGTTGGTATCCTCGAAATTGTAAATAGCCGGGAACGGGTAGAATTCGCTCGTGGCGCTCCCGAACTTGTAGGATATCATGTACCATCCGCCCTCAATCTTAACTGTAAGGTTGCTATTCTTGTTATCTGCGTTGAAGGTGGTCGTTTTGTCGACAACTTCATTCTGCCATACGTACTGAATAGTCGCATTCTTGCCCCGACTTGACTTATACGCCCGAATGCCGGCTACTATATCATTGCTCTTGTTCAGCGCCATGATTTCAAGCATTCCGCACTGTGTAACATCGTTTGCACTTGTCCCAATGGAAAACTTTACCGATGCATCAATGCTGTAGAATTCTGCGCCGCTGGTTCCGTTCTCGTCCGGCGGCAACTCCCTTGTGATTGTTGCCCCGTGCCATCCGCTTTGTGTTACGCTTCCATAACTCGATTTCAAGAAGTAGTTGGTCGGTGTTTTGTCGGTATACGTTGGGATTGTGATTGTGTTCCCGCTCCGAGAACTTAGCTTTCCCGCTGACCCTTTCGCTCCGGACTCCTTCACCTCCACCTTGCAGGATAGGTCAATGGTCCCGGCTTGAATGTCCGACACTGTGAACGTATATGACACCTTGTGGGACCCTTTGCCCCAAGACTTGCCACCCGACTTGATTGTCTTGGTGTGGCTCTTCCCCGCTACCGTGATTACCGCTTGAAGCTTTGCTTTCTTCCAGTTCTTTTTCACCTTGCCGCTGACTGAACCAACGACGGCGGTAATATCCACCGTGAGCTTAACCGAACTAGCTGTTCTTCCGGTCGCCTTGTAGTACATCTTGTATTTAACGCTCGGTGAACTTCCGGAACTGTCAGACACCGGACTTGAAACCCATGTTTTCTTTTTGGCATCCCACTTATAGCCGATAATGGCGCCGCTTGTTTCCCCGGAGGGCGTGGAATTAGCTCCATACGCCTCATAGAACCCGCCCTTGATAGGTGCGCCGGAATACCCGGTGCCGCTCTGATTCGGCTTCCATAGCTGCTGTATAGCGCTGCCAAAGTTGCCCGCCTGTGTGAACTCCTGCGATACCCTGATAGGCTGCACTTCTGCCGGCTTCTCGATGGAAATATCCGGGTCGCCAAACTGCAAGATGTGTTCGTTGCTGTCAAAAAACGCAACGTATCCGCAATTTCCAAGTTCGCCCAGCTTTTCATCTTCGTTACCCTGATAACTGGTATCATCCGCATTGGTTTCGTCAACTTCCGGCTTTGTTGTGTAAAAACTTGCCTTGAACGTCGGATGCGCCGGGACCGTTCCACCGTACTCAACCATCATAGTTGTATTCCCGTCCATATCCGTGAAAGATTCCGCTTCATATTCATCAACCGAATACTTGAACGGGTCCTGACAGTAGATTGTCCACTCTCCCTTTACGGCGTTCCGTCCCTCCTCGATATCCGCTTCAAAGTATGGCGTTCCGACAAAGAACATATCCTCTTCATCGTGGAAGATAAACTGACTTTCTTCTCTATCGAGAATCCCATTCAACTTATTGAAGGCGCTCCGGAACGATTCGTTATCTTCTGCGACAAGTTGAAACCCGACAACAATTTCCCGCTCCGGGTATCGTGTCGTTTTGATTTTCGTTCCGTTCCGGCTTCCGATTTCTTCTGTTTTAAGGTCCTTTTTAAGGCTTTCTCTGCCTTTTGTATACAATGTGCGGTACCCTTCGATATACAGCGACGAATTCTCATCTTCGATGTATTCGCCGTTAATCATTACCGCTTCGGAAGGTAGAGACAATAAAGTCCCTACCTCCGTTGTGTCTCGGAATACGTACACTATCTGATACCTCTCCTTCTGTTTGCTCTGGTGGTAAGTCTGTTCTGTTCCTGCTGCATAGTAGGCGCCAGTTGCTTCGACACCACTTTTCCGTCAAGCTCGGACACCACCGTGATTTCGTAGTTTGCGGTACTTGTATAGTCCCATGTATCATTCAAGCTATAATCTCCGGCAAATGCCATTCTGCTAGGACTCAGTGTAGCCATGTTCGCCAGCTTTGCAGCCATGCGGCTAATGTCACGCTTCTTGGATTCCATACCGTTAACTAAACCCATTGATAGGAATGCACCAATCTTATGGGTTATTCTTGAAGGTGAATGTTCCTTCGTCGTTTTCCGCATCTTCACGGTTGCAGCGCTTGAAGCTGCTGCCGCCGCCGCTCTGATTGCCGGAATTTCGGCACGAATACCATTAGCAAGTCCCCTGCCGATGTTAACGCCTACGGTGTGAGCCTTCCCGGCTTCTCCTGACATTGCGCTATTGATTGCGTGCATTCCGCTTCTTGCGGCGCTTACTCCGCCTCTCATTCCACTTGAAATGCCAGAACGGAAATTCTTACCGATGGAAGCCGCCGCCGATTTTGCCCCGGATGCTCCCGAACTGAAAGCACTCTTTAAGGCGGACATTGCGCCAGATGCAAGGCTCTTAAGTGCGCCTAATCCGGACTTAACGACACTCACACTTGTAACCATCTGTTTCAAGCTGGATGCCGCTCTTTTTGCCTGCGATGCGATGCCCGATACCTGCGTTTTGACAAGCTTTAATGCTCCCGCAAATATGAGCATGACCCCTGCTACGACAACACCTGCCGCCAGTAAAACACCGATTCCCATGGCTGCAATGCCAGCCACGGACCCGAGAGCCACAAGAACGATACCTGCCGCCGCTGCTGCTAAAGCAACCGCCAGTATTCCACCGGCTAATGCGACAAGTCCGACTGCTGCCGATGTTCCATTTTTGGCAATCGCCGGAAGTGCCCCTGAAAGCTTAACAATGCCGGCGCATACTAAGTGCACAGCCACACCGACAAGCGCAAGACCGAGACCGACAAGTGCTACTGTAGCACCAAAAGCGACCATTCCCGGAATGGCTGCATTTAATCCCTCTCCGAGAGTGGAGAAAACAAGCGCTAAAGCTCCGATGGCTACTATCATTCCAAAGAACACGGCGATTGTTGCCGGTCCTCCATTAGCTACCGTTGCCGCCGCCTGTGAGAGCACCCAAAAACCTGCGGCTACTGTTAGGATTGCCAAACCGAACACAAGGAACGTCTTTGCAGATTGCATTAGCGTACTTCCTGCCTTTTTGACCGTCTCACCTGTCGATGATGCCGCCTTTCCTGCGTTTGACATTCCGGCTGCACCTTCTGCCAGTGTTTCGCCCACTTCCTCCGTGGCTTTTTTGGCGCTCCGCTTGAAGATGTTCAAACCCTTGACCGTTGTGGTCAACTTCTTAACAAGTGGTTCACCCATGGTCCTTAAAAGTCCCTTTCCGGTTGTCTTTTTCATGACGGCACTGATTGCGCCGAATCCCATGGCAATCTTCGGAAGCCACGGCGCTATCTTTGTCAGTTTGTTCAGACCGTTAGACACCTTCTCAATGACCTTAAGAAGGGCATTAAGAGCCGCTGACGTGGCTTTAGCCGTCAATTTAAGCACGTCCATAAAGCCTTTGTTCCGGCTAAGGGTACCGGCGAACCGTTCAAAGGCTCCGGCTGTTTTTTGTAGTTGTTTTCCGGTCCCTTTGAAGATTTTTGATAGTCCTCCGATGCCTTTATCTACAACGCCCATCAACTTTGTGATTCCACCAATGGCAACATCGGAAATCTTCTGCCATGCCGGCGCTAATCCTGCTGACAGTGTAGCCGTCAAGCCGTCTGCCGCTTGCCCTATCGTTTTATAGCTTTGTGCCATCTTAGATAGGTCGCTATCCTCTGACAACTTTTCCATCGCCTTAAAGAAGTCTTCTGTCTTGACTTTGCCGTCTTGAACATTCTTAACAAGCTCTGTGGTGGTCATGCCCATTGCTTTCGCAACCTTTGACATTCCGGCTGGTGTTTGCTCAAGAATCAGTTTGAAATCTTCCCATTGAACTTTAGGTTTAGCCGCCATCTGAGTCGCCTGCATTGACAAGGTTTTCATTGCCTGCGCCGGGTTCTGTGCCGCCGCCGCAACGTTTCCGAAACCTTTAACAAGGCTTGGTGATGTTTTTCTGTTGACTGCATATAATTGCGCATAGGTTGCCGCCATATCTTTTGATGTGTATACGGTCTTTTTTGCGTAATCCTGTAAGTCTTTTTGTGTTTCCTTGATTTTCGTGTTGCCCATGCCTGACATAGCCATGTTGGAGGCAAAAGACGTCCACGCACTGTTTGTATTATCCAGCTCTGACACAAGGCTTTTAAGGCTGCCACCGACAACGCCAACCGCCTTTGCGCCGATTCCGGCGAGCGCTCCGAATCCGAGACCGCTCTTAATCTTGCCTCCGAGAGTCTGCGTTGTCTTGTTTGCCGCCTCGAACGTGCTTTGAAAGTTCCTATCCTTTGCCATTAGGACGGCGGTTACAATATAGTCTGCATTGCTCATTCTTCCCTCCTTTCTTCTTTCATTTTTCGACTGATAGCAAGGAACCTTTCATTCCGCTCCGTGTCGTATTCCCGCTCTACCTTGTCCAGTTCCTTCTGATAGTCGTAGAACTTATCGAAAGTTTCATAAACCGGCTTGGTCCGTGTCTTTCCTGCTTTCCGGCTTGCCTTAGCCATGAAGTTCAGATAGGCGAGTTTGTGCACCCACATATCTTTGTCCACCGTGCTCAACTTGTGCGCCTTGCAAAGCAGTTCATATTCCGGGAACGTCAGCCGGTCCACTTCGTCAAAACTCCGAAACCCGAAAAACCTGAAACAATCTTCTGTGATTTTTTCTATCAGCTTTTCAAAGGTCATAGACTTTAGTTCTGGTTCTGCTCTTCCACCGCTTTCTTGATGGTCCTGTACGCCTTCTTCGTACAGTTCGCTTCCGACAAAAAATCGGTCACCTTCTTAAACACTTCGTCAATATCGGTGTTCTCGTCCTCGAACCAATCATTAATTATGGAGATATTCAGCTTTGGAGCCTCTGTTTTGTTCGCTACAAAAATAATCTGCTGCAGCGCTTCAAGGTCCCCATCCATGAGCTTTGCAATGTAATAATTTAGTCCAACATTCTCTTCTTTTCCGCCCCATGCATCCATGGAAACAGTGACCCTCTGATTAATCTCTCTAATGAAATTCATTCCAAACTTAACCGGGTATGATGTGCCGTTGATTTCGATATCGTACATATTTAATCCTCCATATACCAAAAGCGGGGAACAATCGTCCCCCGCCCGCTTAAAACCTATGCTCCTACTGTAGTGTCTTTGAATACATAGGAAGCCATGTCTGCCTGCGTGTCTGTTACGGTAACGTTGCCCTTTGCGCCCGCTCCGTTGATACCAAAGGTGAGAGATACCTCGACCATGTCCTCGGCGTTGGCTGTTCTCTCAATCTCGGTCAGATACCCCTGAAAATAAGTGCCCTTGTACTGGTTTGTCTTACTTTCAACCGGCTCATCCATGTTCGCTTCCCATACTTCAATCAATTTGTCATTATCCAATGCAGATTCCAGCTTGTCCAGCATGGTATCACCCTTTGCCAGAATGGAAGTGCACGTGATTTCTACCTCCGCTGTTGCCGGGGTTCGAATAGTGCCGTCCTTCGTTGCTGTAGAATCCGCATCCTTCGACTTCGTTCTGCCGTTCTCCGTAACAAATGCAATCTGCTTTGCTGCTTCCTTCGATGCATCCTCAAGAAGTCGGTAAAGATAAATGATTTTCTTTCCTGCAATCGCTGTTGCCATAATTCTTCTCCTTCTTTAGTTGTAGTAATATTCTGCCTCGATAATTGCGTGCATTAATGGTTCCGCCGTGCTGTTGTCTGATATGATTTTCTGGCTCAAGCTCCGCAATGTGTAGCCAGTGCCGCCGTACTCCTCGAATTCCCGGCAAACCTCCATCACTTCTGCAGCAATTCGTGAGAGCGTGCCTCTCTTTTTCGAATCGTTCTGCCAAACGTGAATGTTTTGCGATACCGTGCCGATTCCGCTCCCCTTAACCATCATATCCCGCATCGTGTTATCTGCGAGATACACAAAAGGGTATGGCGCATCCTCAGAAGGCATACCGCCGTCATACACGCTTAATCCGAGTGCTTCAATTTTCAATTTCAATCCCGTAAAAAGGCTTTGCTGTGCATCCATTATTTCATCAACTTCCTCAAATCTCTCACAAACTTCTCTCCCGCTTCTCGTGCTGTTGGCTCCATGAATGGCTCCGGTGGCATGTGCCGGGTTCCGTACTCAACGTAGGCGGCGTGTTCGGCTGTTGTGCCTATTCCAACCGCTAAACCTTCTTCGTATAGGTCAGTTTTCAGATTGTTTTTAATGTTTCCGAGAGATTGCTCTACTCCGGAATAACCACCTGCAAAAACTCCACCCTCACTTGCTTTCACGGCGTGCTTGCTTGCCGTCTCGATAAGATTTTTTTCTTGGTGCCGTACAACTCGTTTAATGTCGTCCAGTGTGGCGGCTTTTTCTAAGTTGTCCTGCAGCTTGTCGAGCCCTTCCCATTTAATATCAACGCCCATGCTGTACCTCCGAAACTATAAACGCTTGCTTTGTATACAAGTCGATTCTCTTGTCCACCTTGTATAGCTTTTCGCCGATTCGAATATAATCAAATGGCTTCTCGTACTTGTTTTGAAGCCGGACCGTCAACGACTCCTGCGGTATGCTGTCGTATACCATCCGAATCATTGCGGTTTCTGTTTGGTTGACGGAAGCTCTTCTAGGCACCTCAGACACCTCTAGACGGTCATAATCGCCCGTCTGAGCGTTGTAATCCGACTTTTCGGTATAGAAGTACACTTCTTTGTCAAATCTCATATGAACCGAATCCTCCCTCTTCTCGACGTGCCTTTGTTTTCGTCAATCCACGCTTGAATGTCGCTTTCATATGGCATGAAGTCGTCACCGCTAAAATTGAGTGATTCGCCCTCGACGGTATGGGAAGAAAGCCCCTCTGAACCAATCCGGTTGAATCGGATGATGGATACCTCCGTCACGATGTAGGACAGCTGAGTGGGCACCTCATCGGTGCCCAGCTTTACTTTCAGTCTGTCGCTTGTGATATCCATAATGGTCTGCAGCTTCTTCCTCTGTTCGTCTCCGGCATCTTGCATATTGAGCAATTCTAACAAGTCTTCCATGTCGTGCCTTTCCGACTACTTCGTCCTTTTGCCTTTCACGGTCTTTGTGTTGCACTCCTCGGTGTACTCAATCAGCGGAAACCCCGGCTTGTTTTTAGAACCCGCCAGATCTTCAATTCTGCCCTTATTTACACGCTTTCCAGCTCGTGGGAACTCGTCACCGATTTCGTAAATGTACGGAATTGAACCGTTCTTCGTTTCGGTCACATCCTGCGTGTCTGCGAACCGATGAATAACCACATAACCCATTATTAACCTCCTATGCTACCGTAGCTGTAACCTTTGCAACCGCCTTCTTATTAGCCGGGAGAATGTACTCACCCGCTTTACCAGCTCCCTGCAGTGCCACGCCGTCGAAATCCTCGGATTCGATGGTTCTAGCAGTCTGAATGCCGGTGAACGCCTTACCGATTCCGGTGATATAAGCGTAAATGCACTCGTTCTTCTGGAACATTGCATCCGGAATCACCTCAAGCTGAAAACCCTTGAAGGTGTTCACGGTGTTGTTGTCCACGTTAACAGAACTACCCTTTGCGGTAGTCATGAGCTTGGAATCAACAATGATGTTCCATACATCCGGCGTAACCTTTGCTACCTTGGTACCAACCGCCCCAATGTTCACAAAGTACTTTGCAAGGGCGTTGAATGCCTTTACAACCTCTTCCTCGGTGAGTGCTGCCGCCTCGATTGTCTCAGCAGCGCTATCGGAAATGAACTTTCCGTGATGGGTATTGAACTGGTTCGTCTTTGCCTGTGCCTGCAGCTCAAGACGGTCAGCCACCGCCGTGTTGAAGTCGTTGTTAACCGTGTTCCGGTCGATTCCTTCGTGGAAGCTCCAGCCCCAGCTGTAAGGAACATCCGCATTGGTATAGATAATCTCGGTTCTATTGCCGAATCTGTTGGACTTTCCCGTTCCGGTTCCGAATGCGGTGTTCTCCTCGGTGCTGTAAGTGCCTACCGCTACCGGAATGTCGGAAGTCTTAACGCTGAATGCGGTCTGATTCTCCTGAATTCCGTCCAGTGCCTCGATTCCGCCGCCGAAAAAGTCTCCAAAGTACGCTCGGCTCTGGAATACCGCCTGCATAAGGTCCTTAAATTCCTTGGTATAACGTCTTACTGCCTGATTATTGTTTTCACCTGCCATGATTTACTCCTTTTACTTCCTGTACTTTGCAATCCGCTGTTCAATTTCACTAAGCGGTTCCGCTCCGGTGTAAGATTTCGGCGTGGTACCTGTCGCCCTCTGTCTTTCCCGGATTTCAACCTGTGCATTGACCAGCTTCACGAACGCTTCCACCTGTGCTTTTGTGTCCTCTGCGGTGGTGCCTACGACCATGTCCAGAATATCCTGTGTAGCATCCATGCCCTGCTCCTTGAGAATCTCACCGGCAACCTTGCCCAGTGCGATTTTCTGCAGCTGTGCTTCCATTTCCGCAATTCTGCGGTCCTTCTGCTCTGATTCATAGGCGGCTTTTTGCTCTGCGTTCATTTTCGCCAGCTTGACCGCCTCCGCTTTGGCATCCTCGATAGCTTTATCGGTCTTTTCGCTCCATTTTGCGTATTTCTGACCGATGATTTTATCAAGGTCTGCATCCGAATACTTCTTTTCCGGCTCCGCTCCGCCTTTTGGCTCATTCTGAGTGTTTGGCTCAGTCTGAGTGTTCGGCTCGGTATTCTGTCCAGTGTTTGCGTTTGTGTTCTGATTGTTCATTCCTTCTGACATAATTTCCTCCATTTGTTTTACATCACAATGCTCGATAATCCATACAGTTTAATGTCGTGAATGCTTGGACACACCCGAAAAAGGGTATATAAAAAATCGCCCTGTAATGAGCGATTTTTCTTCAAAGGTATAATTATTAAGCTTACATTTCGTGTACTAAAAAAGCACCTAGGCTATAGGTGCTCAACAAGTATTGAAATCTTTGTTTCGTCATATGCCCCCGTTGGTTGAAGAATTTTCTTTATCTGATACTTATTGTTATCAACATCAACCGTGTCTCCTATGTTCAATATTGAGTCTGATTTTATAATCAGCACTGTCCCAATTGACATTTCATATTTTTCTATCAATTCCACTTTCATCAAAATCAACTCCTGTCAACTTCTTAAACTTTCCTTCCCATGTCGCCAGATTTCTTTTGATATCTGCCGTGTCGTCGTCTGTAAACCGGTATTCTTTCCTGTGCCTTAGCAATTTTCTGTTCGCCATAATTTCTCGTATATACAACTCCTTCGGGTCTGTTGACTTCAACTCTCCATAGAGTCTGCATTGGGTTATGTGAATTATTTCTTCAAATAGCGCTGATGCACTCGGTATTTCTCCCATATGTAAGATTGTGTTTGTTCCAGCAATTGATGCTTCAGCTCCCAGCGCTTTGAGATAGGCTAAATCATCACCTTTTGCTGAAATAACTCTGACACCATTTGCCGCCAACCCTGCAACCATTGTTCTATAAAGCTTTTCATCCATTGGTGGCGGCAGTTCTCCCCCTTTTTTCATGGTTGCAAGCTTCATTGTATTTATTATATTGCTTTTTCTGGTAGAATCAATGGTTTTTCCAGAATTTCCGAACGAATCTAACCACTTCTGATATTCTTCTTCATCCTCATACGGCGCCGTCCTGCATCTGCAATTCGGATGCATAGGCGGCGCATTCTCTGCCGGTTGAAAATCCGATATTTTAAAGTGCTTTTTGTTTAGGGCGTTGCATATCTCACATGATGCCGTGCCGTATGCTAGGAATTCGAACTCTTCCCATCCGTTCGCCTTGTACGAATCAATCTGAGCCTGTGTCTGCACCCGGACCATTTCGGTTCGCACCAGTCTCATTGCTTCCCGTGCCGATACGCTGAAATCCTTCCGAATCTCCGCCGCAAGGCTCTGATAGCTCTTCCCACCAATCAAGCCCTTTGTGAGTATCGTGGATAGCTTATTTCTTAAGGCTGCCTGATTGCTCCATATGCGCTCGCTGAATGTGGCATTCATGAAGGACTGCCCCACTAGGCTTTTAGCTCTTTCGGATGCACCTTTTACGCCATGCCCCAAGATTCCCGCTTGCCTCTCGAACTCCTTCACGGCTTCCTCGGTCAGCTTTTCTCCGGTCAGCTTCTCTAGGTCGTCGAATCCGTCTATCATATGCAAGCCGATATCCGCCTTTAGAAGCTCCAGCCGATTTATCCGCATGGTTGCGTTATAAAGCCGCATAAGCTCGTTAGCCTCATCGCTGAAATCACGGTCTTTAACCATTTTCGCCGCTCGTGCCTCGAATGCCCTTACATCGAACTTCGACACTCTCTTTTTGGCTTCCGCTAGGCTGATTCCCTCTTTATCGGCGTACCTCTGATAGAACGATTCAATTTCCTTTTGGATTTCCGGGACCATCCGCTCGTAAATCTGCTGAATTTCGGCATCGATGTTTTTCATTGTGTGCTCGTTAACAACCGCCTGCCGGTCCTCTCTACTTCTCCAGTATTCCCGGTTCTCCTTCGTTTTCGCCAGAAATATTTCCTGCGTTGTTTTCGCCATTTACTGCCCCCATGGTCTGTTGATACATGCTCAACTGCTGCATCTGCTCCTTTTCTTCCTCTTCCATCTTTTCAATTTCCTTCTTCACGTCCGGAACGATGGAGAGCACGGATAACTGCGTTTCCTTCGATACGATACCTTCAAGCTGTGAAGCGGTCTGTGCTTCCTCTTGCAGATTCTTTGGAAGATTCCGGGTAAACTTGATATCGATATCACGCCAAACCTCTCTGTCAGCCACGTTGGTTGATAAGCTTGACCATATCTTGAAACGCTTCCTGAGTGACTTTTCAATCTTCCGGTCAAAAGTCACGGCGAGATTGCTCATTGCCTGCAGCTTGTAAGCCAAAGCTACACCGGAGCTTGCGTTCCCGAACTGTTCGTCTGAGATATTCGCCACCATCGAAATCTGATATATCAGATTTTCAAGGCGGTTCAGCAGATTTTCTTGTGTGCCGTCTGCCGTTGGTTTGGTCATGAACTGCACCAAGATATCCCTTGCGTTATCTGTACCGTAAAGGTTAATGATTCGGTTGTCCCGGATGCGGTACACGTCCTCATCGTCAAGCTCGGACCCGATAACAGCCAAATAAGCCTCTGCAAAAGCATCAACATCATTTGCCTTCTCTCCCAGTGTCCTGTTGTACGTCTCCACCAGTCCAGCCACTCCCTCAAAAAGTCCGATGCGCTCCTCGTTCAGTCGCCACTCGACACATGGGATTAATCCGTATGGGTTCTCTTTCCTATCAACGATTTTTCCGTTGTCAAAGTAATAAAGCGTGTCTGCCGTGGCTGCCATGCCGTAAAGCACGCCATTGTTCACGCCGTCCACCGTGTGCCGCCCGTACTGAATCATCATCAATGCCCGGCGCTGCACTGTATCATCGACAATACAGAAAAGGTCTTTCGGGTTGTATGCAACTACTTTGGTGTTTGTCTCTTCGTCCTGATAAAAGAACTCCCAAGCGTGTCCATAGATGCAGCACATTTTCGCCATCTCTGAATCATGGTCGTTCATTTCGTTATTGCGGTAGAATTCTGCCAGCCGCTCATCCTCTGAGTCTTCCGGTGCTGTGCACTTAATCGGTACGCCGTAGGCATAGCCTAGGAAGGTGTCTGTGATGTACCTAGGGAAGTTTACCGCCAGTCTGTTGTCGGGCTTCCAGTTTTCCTTTTCCGGTTGTCTATATACATCGTGAAACCCCTTGTAAAGGTTTTCGAGGTATTCATAGCGCTTGAATTTGCTTTCATGCTTATTGATGTACCCCTCTATCAACTGAGGCGTGATATGCTCCAGTATTGACGGGTCCGCCGTGATTGGCTTTGGTAATTCGTATGGTCTTTTGGTGTGCATTAGATTCCCTCTTTGAATCCCTTAACTTTAACTTTTTCTTGTCTCATGATTGTGTACGTGAAATATCGCATCGCATCCATGCAGTGGTCATGCTCTTTCAGCGGTCTATCCTCTCCGGCATCCGCTGACTTCAAATCCCACATATAAGAATGGAACTCCCGAATGGTATTCACGCAATCAGAAACGAACATCAGTTCTCCTCTTCCAAGTGCTGTTGACGTGTACCGTATGCCGTCCAGTACGTCGTTCATTCCACGCTTGACCGTGTAACCATTCTTTCTGAGTTCGGCAATAAAAGAAGTGGCTGACGGGTCAACGATAATCCTTTTCGGTATCGTGCCGTCTAGCCACATCTTCATATCTTGAACAAATTCTGCATCCGTTTTCTGCTTTAGGTTTTCCCGCCCGGAATAGCAATACTCACGAATGCATGTCCATATGCCTTTTATTTTCGCCCACATAAGGAAAACAGTTGCATTCTGTATTCCATAATCGCACGACACGTAAACGTCGCCCACGGGCTTATATTTCTCTTTTGTAACGTGCCTGTCTTCGTTGAACATGTCATAGATAATGCCCTCCGCTGCTACCCACTCTCCGAGGATATAGCGCCTGTAGAACACACCTTGATACATGCTCCGGTATCTATCTTTGATATGCTCCGATAGGCTCCGGTTGTCGTCCAATTCAAAGTGCAAATACAAAAGATTCTTTTCTTCTTTCCGGTCTATCCAGTTCACCTTGAACCAGTGGAACGGCGTTGACGGGTTGCAGTTGAACCACCATTTCGAACCCTCTACAGAACAACGTGCTGTTGCCTGATTCACGAATGATTCCGGCATCAGTGCCACTTCGTCGAATAGGACCCCCGCAAGAGTTACGCCCTGAATAAGGTTCTGCGAGCTTTCGTCTTTACCTCCGAACAAGTAGAAGATGTTCACGTTGTCTCCGTGCCTAACCGTCCACTTGTTTTCGATGCGGCTCTCTGATATTTCATAACCCATATCTGGTAAAACATTCTGCATCGGTGAGAGCACGTTTCTTCTTAGCGCTCCTAATGTCTTACCACATATGGCGAACTGCTCCCCCTCGAATGATTCCATCGCCCACATGATGAAGCTTGTCCCCATCGCTACGGTCTTTCCGGAACGGATGGAGCCATCTGCAATGATTCCGTCCATATCGGAATACTTGCTACCGCTGTTCCACCATGAGAAGATGTTGAACTGTTTCGGGCTTAGTGGCTGCCACTTGAACATTGCTCCACTTCCTCGACTGCGGCGTTCAGCGCCTCAATGAATCCGTTGTCCACGGCTACATCCATTCTCTGTTCGTTGGTCGGTCTGTTTCCGCTGGTATCCCGGATAAACTCTGCCGCTCTGATATCACCTTTCAGCGCTTTTTGTGCCTGCTTCAAGATGATTGCGTCCTGAACCGTGATGTTCTTCCCATTAGCTGCCGCCATGCTCTGAATATCTTCAAGGTCGGTTACTGTTCCATCCTTGAGGGTTAGCCCTAGAATCATTTCGGCGGTCTCTTTCATCGCCTTCTTTTCTTTTCGGACTTTCCCTGATTTAATGCCGCCCTTTTTGCCTCTTTTCCTTGCTTCACTCGTGCTTGTTGGCGGTTTTAGATTTTCTGTTGTTGCCATTAATCTAATTTCCTTTCTTGATTTTTGCATTATAAAAGGGACCTCTTTTGAAGTCCCTTTCACGATTGCTATTTGCTTTTCTTTTTATCTTCTTCTTCGTCCTCTTCATCGGCAAACTCTCCGATTTTGTATTTCTTCCGCAATTCTTTCGGAATGTAATCTACCGGCTCCGAATACGTGACTTCTCTGTTCTTTTTCATTTCTTACCTCCTTATAATCCAAAACGCTTGTCCAGTGCGTTTACAATGGCGATACTTTCCCTTTTGGCTCTTCCGCCGTTACAATAAACATCGGCGAACGCTTCCGCTACTGCTTCCGCATTGCTTGCCGTTGCATATCGGCTGATTTTGGATGCCATTTTAACGACACCTCTATGACCGGTCGCTTGTCGTGCTTCCTTGACGATATCATCCGCCATGGCATCCAGCGACTTTCCGTGCCGTCTTCCTGCTGCTTCTGTCAGTTTGTGACCGTATTCATGCGCTGCCACTGCCTGCAATCCTGTTTTCTTTCCCCTCGACGGATGGAACCCGTCTTTGATTGACTCATCCATGGCTTTATCCATTTTCTTAGAATCCAAAAATTTCTTATTGATTCCGATTTCATCACCGCCAAAGAATCCGAGAACGCCGCCTTTACCTTCCTTAATCGTTGCGGCGCCCAAATTCCCAATATCTTCTCCGTATTTATCGTGTACATCTTTACCTACTGACAGCATTTCATCAACTTCCCTCGGTAATCCCTCTCTCATGCTGACAAGGTCCTCCATGCTTGTTATGTCCTCAGGGTTTAATGTTCCGCCGCCGGAATATCTGCCATTTTCCGATGCTCCTCTACCACCCATATTATACCACATCTCCCTTCTGTTTCATTCGTTCGGTCGTCTTGTTTTTATAATAAATTACTTCCGTATCGCCATAATCATATGGAACTTTGCCACCGTACACCAACAACCTTTTCGGCTGCAACCTCAGCAGCATTTCATCCATTCCATCCTTCCACACTCCAAAGTTAGAATCTTCTTTCTTGATTCCGATTGTTGAGATGGACAGTGTAGCTCTCTCCGGCAGCCCGTCAAAGCAGAAGTCAAAACTGTTGTCTCTGCACCAACTGACCGTTGGGATAACCGTTATCCCCCGTCTTTGTGCCATCTGACCAATAAGCCTGCTCCGGTACGTGTTCCATATCTGCATTGCTATAGGCATTTCCATATACAAGCTGAAATCCGGTGTTAACATGCAGTCGAACTCGGATATCTTATCTAGGTACTCATCCGGACAATTCCATATGCGTTCGAATTGATAATCATCAACGTAAAAGTGAACCCCGCTGTCGTATTCATTGCTTGTTAACATGTAATTGAACGGTATCAAGTCCTTTGGGACGTAATCTACCGGGTCCAGCCGTGGAATATCATAGTCACCAACCGCATTGACTCGGTCGTATTCCGATAGGTTGTAAGCGTTCCCGGTCCGTTCTCTTTCGTTGTGTTTTTCTTCCGGTTCTTCATCTTCTTCATCTTCCGTGAAGTCGAATCCGAAATCATCCATATCGATATTGAGAATCTGGTTCAGCTCATCGTCCAGCAGCTCAAAGTCCCATTCAGACGATTCCGAAACCTTATTATCCGCAAGCCGATAGGCTTTCGCCTGTTCTTCTGTTAGGTTGTCAGCTACTATCACCGGGACTTCTTTCAACTTTAATTTTTTCGCCGCCTTAAGTCTTGTGTGTCCGGCGATAACAACCATATCCTTGTCAACAACAATAGGCTGCTGGAAACCGAATTCCTTAATCGAATTTGCCACAAACTCCACCGAATCATCGTTTCTTCGAGGGTTTTTATCGTACGGTTTCACGCTTCCGGTCTTGACATATTCAATATTCATATGCCCTCCATTTTTTTTGTATAAAAAAACCGCCTCTCGGCGGTCATCTAAATAAAATAGCCGGAGCGGTTTTACGCCCCGACTATCATTTTTTATCCCAGTATACTATCTTGATATGCATCTGTTATTTTTTGTGCTTCATCCTGATATACATCAGTCAGCTTGTTCATCCACTCATTGTACTTTTCTTCATCGTCGTTTTCTTTTGCGTGGATGGTGGCGAGTCTCTTTCCGCCCTTTGCACAGATGTTTGCAAGCTTCTCTGTTTTCTTCGCACTGATGTTTGCAAGTTTGTTCATGTCAGATACGCCCTCAGCATCTTTCTTGTACTCTTCAATCAGACCCGGTGTAGCATCCTTCATCTTCTGGCTGTACTCCTTGTACACAGATTCATAGGTTGGCTTTTTTTCTTCCGCCTTCTTTGTTTCCTTCGTTCCGGAAGAACCGCATCCGGCTAACGTTGCAACCATAGCAACCATAAGCAGCGCAATAATTTTCTTTCTCATTGTTTTCCCCTTTCGATTATAAAAGAAATATCCGATGTGATTATACCAATGATTGCTGTGGATTGCCATATACTTTTGAGAATTCCTGCAAGAAAACAACCGCCTTTCGGCGGTCGCTCCCGACTATTCCTCATTTTATTCTTGGAGAAAGGACTGCTTATGTTCCACATACATAATAGCATAAAGGAAAGTATCATCTGGTATCATGATTTGTAATTTCTCTTCCGAGGCATTCCAACGCTTGCCTTTTGAGACGTTTGGTGTGCGATTCCGAGTAGTTTAACTCTTTCGCCGCCTCTTCCGTGCTTTGCTTAAGAATGTATCTTCGTGTCAAGACGTCCCTATAAGTTGGCTCGATTGATTCAAGCTCGGATATTATAGCTCTTTTGAGCTGCACCCAGTTAGAAGCAACTGTTCTTAATCGCTCCTGCTCTTCCAGTAGTTCAACAGCAGCCTCCTCCATCTTGTTACCGGTGACAGAATTCTGCACCTTGTCGGTAATAGTCAAGGAGCCGCAACATTGAGCTACATTCTCTAGTTCTTCGATTCTCTGCATACAAGATTTGATTTCCCATTCCGCCTCGCCCAACTTCCGGAGCATTGCATCCGCAATTTGTGCATATTCTGTCATTCGATACCTCCTATTCTATCGTCCCTATCTCGTCTCGATTCGCCAACATGTACATTTCCACCGCAAACTTGATATTGTCGTAGTGCTCATCGCACATATCCAGCAGCCACTTGAGCTGACCTAATGGCATCCGGACCGCATTTCCATTCTGGAATATTGCAACCTCCCTGTCACGGCAGGCAATCGTAACGTCGCCATCGTCCAGCGAATAGATGAACGAGCCATCTAAACGCTTCCGGACCTTTTCTGTGCTGATTCTGTAACGTCTCATCTCCATATTCCTTTCGCAAAATTGTTCGCTTCAAGCCATTCATCAGCTCTTTCCTTTGTCCGTTCCGAGATTGTCGTGAGCGTAAGCGCTACCTTGCACATAGCAGCCATGATTACCTTGTCGCTTTTCGGCATCGGTCTGCCGCCGTAAACGTCATCCTGATACATCCGGTAGAACGCCTTGTATTTTTCAACATCCAAGCTCTCTACTACTTCATGGAAATCTTTTTGCCACTGCTCAATAAGTTTTCTATCCATAACATCCCCTTCAATTCGATTTACCTTGTACGCAATCAGTTCGTCTTCGCTCATTAACTTCATGTGGTAGTTCTGCGCAATTGTCATGGTGAGCTCCGAAAGCTCCTTCACGGTCTTGATAGGCTGGTTTTTAAACACATGCTGTTCAAGTGTCCTTCTTATCGTTTTCTTTTTGAACATTTCTCTCCTATAATCCTTCCGTCGGAATCGTAAATGTAGCCTTCCCAGTATGGGTAGTTGCGGTGGAATGTTGAAGGGGGTGTTCCTGCCAACTCCGCCGCAACACTCATAGGTATTCCCCTGCTCTGCATCCAGTAGCAGGCTTCGAATGGAAGCTCTCTATACCGTCTCCCCACTCTCTACTCCCTGTGTCTCGTCTTCTTCCAAGTATTCAGTCAGCGTGTCAATAAGAAGGATGATTGCATCGTGCTGATACAACAACCCTTTTGTAAGCGCTTTTCGGATGTAATTCAAATCGTCAATACATTCTTTCCTATTCATCTTCTCTCTATTATCGGTAATATCCCGTCTTTCTTAAGAAGTTCGTAAATAAACAATCTTCCTTTCTGTGTCCAATATGTATGAATGCTAGAATGGCTTAAACCATCACTACCGTTATAAACGCTAGTCTTAGTCGATGTTAGTCCTTGTTCTGAATACTTCTGGTATAGCAACCAGATTTTCCCTTGCTTGAACTGAATCTTCTTTTCATGGAGATATGCGTTCATCTTTTTTGCACTCCATCCATAATCCTTTGCGATTTCGGTTGTAGATATTACATCTTTACAATTCAGAACAACATCGTAATAACCGGCTTTTGGTGTCATTTCGGTTATCTGCTGATTCTGTACCGCCACCGTTTCTTTAAGTTTTTCTTTTTCTTCTCGCTCTTTTTTCAGTTCGGTTAAGGCTTGAATCAAAACATCTGGATTCTGTAACACTTCGTCTACAGCGTACACTCCATGCTTACGGATAGCCGGAAGAACCTCTGCCGTTACCCACCGCTTAAACTTCTTTGCATTTGGCATTTTGCTTGAAAGAATCAGGCTGTAAAGACCAGACTCATTGATAAATACCGGAGTCTGCTCTCTGCCGATGGAGTCACGAATCGTTACCCCATCCATCTTATCCTCGTCATCGACATGGTCGGTCAGTGCTTTTCGAGTATTTCTGTATCCAAGAATTTCAGCAACATCTTTACCAACAAACATCACTTCGCCATCAATCACGGTTATTCTTACTTCACCCAGTTCTGCATTGCTAAATACTTGAATTTCCATCTTCATCCTCCACAAGTTCGCAGAATCTCCAGTTCATGAAATCGTCCGTTGTTTTACTCGTTCTGCCACTGTTCCATGTTGCATACTTTAGTGAGTCGTACTCGAAGAATCCAGCAAAGTACCGTAATTTCCAATTGTCAGTTTCGAAATCACGCACCCGCACCAGCGTGTCGACGGGAACCTTGTTCCAGTCCACTTCTGGCTTTGGTGGCTCCTCGCACTCTTCGTCAAGCCAAAAAGCGAACATCTTCGCACAATCTATACATGTAAGACCTGCGCACGTTCCTTCTTTCGCACGCTTTTTCAAATCATAGCTCGGAATTACCTGTTTTTTTCATGAAACTACAATCTCTTATGTTGTCTTCGTCTTTGAATAATTCAGCAAGTGCTTCAAGAATCTCATCTCTGTATTTTTCTCTATTCTTCATCTTCATCCTCCACTAATTCGCAAAATTTCCGCAGAATAAAAACTGAACATGCCACAAACAGAAGTGCAATTCCTAAAACCCTACGAGTTGGTAGAAGTGCTATTATGTACATGACAACCACATACCCCAAGATTCGGAATCCTTCGTCCTTCATTCGCACCTCCTAACGCTCATTTAACACTTAACCTTTGACTAACTTATAACTTCCTGACACGCTTCAAACGCTTATATTTCAAGGTTTTTCCGAATTTCCTTGACTAATTCCTTGACTTAATACATCAACTAATACATCAACTAGTCTTGAGTAGTTACGCAACAAATTACGCAACATGCAACTATTCGCTCCTTTCTTTTGGTTTCTTATGCCACCTCCTCTTTCTCCTGTTATTCGCCTGTTCTTTTGCAGTTGCCCATCTGCAATTGGACGGCTCATAATTTCCGTTTACATCGACCCTATCAATTGTTAGCTCGTCAGAATAACCGTTTGTCATAGCCCAGTTATAAAATGCTTGAAAATCATTCCGCCATTCGTTACAAACAGTAATGCCACGACCGCCATAATTTTCATAAGCAGGAATTGTCTTGCAGAAACATCGCTCTTTCATTTGATACCAGATGTGTGCCAGTCTTGTATTTGACTGACCGTGTGTTGTTTTTCGTTCTTTCCAGTATTCGGCACGTAGGCAACCACAGCTTTTGCTTTCTCCATTTCTTAAAGTTGTACTTCTTACAATTGTTTCGTTCCCGCAATCGCATTTACATTTCCACAATGCATTTCCCTGTTTCGTTTTTCCAGCTCTTTCAATAACGGTCAATCTTCCAAATTTCATGCCAGTTAAATCGATACACGCTGCCATTTCAAATCTCCCTGATTCTTATCCCATACTTCCATAAAAGTAATTTTCGCTTAATAATGTATTCCTTCGTCCTATAGCCTTTCACGTCCTCCACGACGGTTTTTCCGTCCTCCTCGTAGACAAAATCCGCCCTATAGGAACACTCTCGTTCAATCACCTTCCCGGTCGCCTCGTCACGTTGTGCCGGAATGAGTTTGAATTTAACCTGTGTCCGCAAGTCCTTAATCTCTCCTGCCTTTTCAAGCAGTAGGAGTTCTTTGTATCGCCGTGCCTCTTTCTTCGAATCGAATACCTGACCGTTCACGGTAACTTTCTTGTTGTTGTACTTCGTCCAGTTGTAACTCACTCTGCACCGCCCTTCACTTCGATTTCCACCGTGTAGCCTAGCGCCGTCGCAATCTCTAAGAACTTGAACCATGAAATGTTCTCGCCGTGTTCCCAGCGGCAAATTGAGCTTGTGTCCGAATACACCTCCATAGCAAGCTCCGATTGCTTCAAGCCCTCTGCCGTTCTCATTGTCTTAATCAGCTCTGACAAGGTTTTCTCTGTTGCTCTCATCGCTTTCACCGTTCCATTTCTTTGTAATCTCGTATGCGCAAGCTGCATAGCCTGCCACGTCCACGTAGTTGTCGTAGTGGCTAACTCCGCCAGTTCCTACTCTTGCCGTCTTGAGGAGTACCATCATCATTGCAACGTCAATCGGCGTTACGGCGGTGTCAAGATAGATGCTCCACAAGGAAGCGATTCTATCAAAGTTATCTTCCACGTTTCCGTATGCCTGATTTCGTGCTCCGTTCACAATCTCGCACGCCTCTCTCAGACACTTTTCTCTATCGTTCATAATTGCTCCTATTTCGTTTGTTTTTTTGTCTTTGGTATAATTTATCGGCTCTGTACTTTCGAGCCGTTCTGGGCGTCTTAAAATCCGTTCTACGGCTATTCCTGCTCCGATTCAATCATTTGTGTAAGGTATTCCATCTTTTCGGTTTCCATCCAGTGCATCAAACTTACCTCCAGCGCTTCCCTCACCTCTTCGTGACTCTCCAAGAATCTCACAAGGTTGATATCCACGCCGTCAACGTCAAAGTTGCTCTGGTATACATCCAAGTTGTACAGCAAGCTTGCGGCGCTATCGGTAGCAGCGCAAAAGCCTGCCAAGAATGCCTTATCTTCCGGACTCAACTTCTTCAAGTCTTCATCTGTCAGTATTTTAATCACATCTTCCTCCTTTGCCCGCCCATGAAGGGCTGGACTTGTCAACCTTTGAAAAATAACCGATTTTTTGTTTTATGTAGAAATAACTTATACTGATTTATTCATCCACCTTTCGGATGATTCCCTTCTTGAGAAGCTCCGTGTCAGCGTGATAGGTGATGCACTCGTGCACCCTGTTCGCTCTGCCTGATTCTTCCACGCTCGTGTCGAGGGCTCTAGCGCCGTACTTTTTGCTGCTTTTGACTTCGTCCTCGCCATCGTTCCACAGTCCGTAAGTCGGGTTATAGCTTCTCATTTGCTTCCTCCTCGACGATGGCATCCCATCGTTCCGCTTCCTGCTTCCGGCGTTCTTTGACGATGGCTTCGTCCTCATCCATCCAGCCACGAATCCAAGCGTAATCGTCGTATGATTCAACGTTTTTAATCGCCTTATACCGCCCGAATCGTTCAATGTATCTTCTTGATTGTGACGGAATCAATCTGTTCAGTTCGTCCAGTTGCTCTTGTGTTAGGTAAACATTTTTGAGTTTTCCACATTCCAGCTTTCCGCCTGTTGTGTGTGTATTATCCTTACCTAACCTATCCTCACCTATCCTAACCTCACCTAACCTATGCGGTCCCGGGGACGTCCCCGGGACGTCCCGTTGTTTAACACGTGGTTTTCTGTCTGCTCTATTTGCCATCTGCTGCACATCCGCATCCGGCACAATTTGCAGCAGCAAGTCTTTGTAGATGCTGTCAATCTTCCGGTCTGCTCTCACCTTGTTATTTTCTCGCCAGTCGGTGATGTAGGTCACAAGGTCCTCGTTCAGCACCGTGCAGAATCCCTTAGCCACCAAGACCTTCAAGTCGTCTTCCGTCGCTCCAATCTGCTTGATTGTTGTATACGCTTCCACGATTCCGTCGTCGTCAGCGTTAAGCCCAAGGTGGAAGTATAGACACTGAGTTGAGATTGGCATCTTAAGGAATCTAGCGCTTCCGATTATTCGTTTCGAAAACATTCTTCTTTCTGCCATGGTCTACCTCCTAGAATGGGATATCATCATCGCAGTTAACGAATGCATCCGGGACCGGTTCGAATTCGGGCTGTCCCTGTGGCTTCTGCTGACCGCTGGAACCGTTCGAACCAAGGAACTGCACCCTGTTGGCGACAACGTCGGTTGTGTACACCGTCTTTCCTTCCCGGTCCTTATAGCTTCCGGTCTGAATCCGCCCCTCGACGGCGCACTGGCGACCCTTTGCAAGGTACTGGTGGGCGGTTTCCGCCTGCTTCCGGAATACGACGATTCGAATAAAATCCGCCGCCTTGTCCTGTGTAGGTCTGTCCACCGCCAGTGTGAAACGGCAAACTGCAATGTCTCTGTTCTGACCGCCGTAGGCAAGCTCCGGGTCCTTCGTGAGTCTTCCGATAAGTACTACGTTATTCATTCTTTTGACCTCCTATCAAACTATCAATTTCCTTCTTGCTCATGGTTTCGATGCCTTGAGCTTTGCATTCTTCCACGACTTCATCTATCAGTCGAGCCATTGCTTTGGTGTCGTATTCGCTCGTTCCGTAGAACGCTCTTAAGTTGTGGTATCCCAATGTTTTCTTGCATGGTCCGATATCATCACAGAACCACGCTATCCCATGGCTACTCCACACGTCCGAAAAGGCGCTTTTCGCATCCGCTCTGACCGGAATTACGTAGTATTGACCATATTGTCGAACGAAGAATTTGTATAGCTCTACGGGGCTGTTTTGGACCTTCTCGGCGAGTTTGTTCAGAAGCTGCCACATGTAAGCGTTGGCATCCAATGTACGCTTCTTCCTTCTCGGTTCGATTTTCACCGTATACTCTTTTTCTGGGTCAACCTTTCCGGCGTTCTCGAATATTCGCTCCAGCTCCTGCCGGTCGTCGCTCACTATGGTTAGTTGCGCAGACCATAGCGAATTCTCTAGTTTGATATCTTTAATCTTCATCGGCAGACCTCACATAATTCTTCCCGAATATCTCGGTAAATTTTTCTGCCGGATAATAGGTTTCGAATTGCTTCTGACCCCATTCGTGCAGTTCGTCCATGAACCGCCGGTTGAAGTGAACTCCTTCCGGCGGTTCGTTGTGATGCTTGTGGCAAAGCCAAACTGTCAATCCGTACTTTTCGGAATTCTGCCGGTTGGCTGCTCCGAACACGTGGTGTTTCTCCACATAGGGACTTCTGCATATCAAACAGCGCTTCTGCCCTTGCATGATTGACTTCATCGCTTCATCCCCTCCAGCTTCTTGTTCAGCTTCCGGCTGGCATCCACATAATCAGCCTCGGTCATGTCCTCGACCTTTTCCACGTTGTAGTAGCCTAGGAAGCTGTCAATGTCCGATTCGGACTCTTCAAGCATCCGCTTAATCACTCTTGCCTCATGCGGCTTGATTCGTTCGTTCGCAATGCTCGGTTCTTCCGGTTCGCTCGGCTCATTTGTCGGGTTGCCCATTCGGAAGCAAACCGCCCGTGTCTTCGTGTTGTAGATTTCCAGCGCCGTGATTCTGTCGCCGGTGTAGCCAATGTTTCGGACCTCGAAGCGGTCGTAACACTTGCCTTCTTTGGTGATATTGCAGTCTTTTGACTGAATCCAGATAAAAGGCGCCGTGTACAGCTCCCGACCAATCCCCCAGTTAAAGCAGGCACGCTTGAAGCTGTCGGATGCAAGCCCCTTCTCTTTTTCGGTCCGGCTTTCGGTTCCCGTGTCCTCCTTCTCGACCCACTGGTTCTTTTCATCGTCCCAGATGGACACGATGCAGTTGGCGTTGTCCCGGTTGTGGTGTCGCTGCCAGTTCATCGCCCCGACGGTCTCGTCTAGAATGTTCTGGTCGCATCGTGCATCTTTGTACAGCAGCAGCGTTAAGCCGTTAGGCTTAATCTGCTGGACCCGGCAGTCGATTTCATCTGCCTTAAGTTTTCGGAATTTCAGTTCCATTTCGTTCTCCCTCCTAAAGTGCTTGTCTCATCCATTCGCTATACAGTGATTTGTTAATATCCTCAATGGTTTCGGTGTCCTCGTAGTCCTCATCCGTGATTACTTCTTCTCCGCAGCATGGGCAGTAATGGAATGTTGCCCAGAATCTGACTCCGTAGAAATCTTCTCTCATTTCGCCCTCTTCTGTGACGTCATCATCGGAGTAAAAGGCTCCGCAGTTTTCGCATTCGTATTTCATTTTTGTTCTCCTTGTGTTACAATTAAGTTGTTACAATCAAGTTATACTTTCGATTAGTCCATGCTCCGGCATGGGCTTTTCGCTTTAGAAAGGCAATTTTGCCCATGCGTAATTCCCGCTGTTCGGTGTCTGCCCAAATGAATGTGCGTATTCATTGGCGTGTGTGTTCCACCCATGCTGAACTGTGTAACCAAGCTTAGCTGCATAAGTGACCGAACCATCAGTCCAGAACTGAATAAACAGATATTCGCCATCCTTCTTCGGATTCTCACCTTTGTTCCATACGATTTCCTTGTGAATTTTCATTACATACCTCCGATTAAAATTGTTGCTACCATCATCAGTGTTCCAATCGTGCCTCCGATGTACATTCCCAGCGTGTCGCCGTTGTACTCCTCGGCGTTCTCTTCTTCGATGAACTTCTTAATCTTCTTCCAGCATTCGGAATTCTTCATAATCCGTTTCACGCCCCTTTCTGAAATCGTCAATTCTGATTCTGATGTTCTTCCCTACCCTGTAGTAGGGGATTGCATCGTTCCGGACTAACCGGTATACCGTGTCAGTGCTGATTCCCATTAGCACACTGAATTCCGGTACTGTTACGAATCCGTACATATTGCCCTCCTTTCGTTGGCTATTTGTCAACATCTAGCGCAAAAAAATATCACGCATTTCTGCCATCGTATCGATTGACAGCAGCTCACATAACGTCTTGATTTCCGGCGCAGTGAAACTTCTAGTACCGCAACGCTTGTTATATAAGGCTTGAACGGTAATCCCGAGTTGTTCCGCCACATATTCCATTCTGTAACCGCACTCTTGAACACGTTCATCGAACTTCTGTTTGTTAGTCATGCTCCCCTCCTTTCGTAGACTTTAAGCCTACGTTTATATTAGCACTACGTCGCCTATATGTCAACATTTTTTTAATAATTATTCAATTTTTGTTTAACATTATGGTATTATATCAATAAGAACTACAGAAAGTGAGGAAGTTTATGATGGATAATATAGGAGAAAGAATAAAAAAAGAAAGAGAGCGACTTGGTCTGTCGCAGGCAGAACTTGGTCGGTTGGTCGGCTATAGTTCTAGGTCTACTATCAACAAAATCGAAAAGGGGGAACGAGATATTCCACGTGATAAGGTTGCGAAATTTGCACAGGTCTTAGATGTGAACCCTGCCTATCTCGCCGGATTCACGGAAAAAGATATTCCGGACGGACTCAACAAGGAATATTGCACTGACTATACTTTTGACTCAAACAATCCAGAATTTATGGCTATAGTTGAATGTGGAGGTATCGGAGTCAATGACCTATGTGTAAAAATAAAGGCATCCGACTTAGACGATTCGGAAGTCGATTATATGGATAAGCAGCTCGATTTTATTGTTGGTCAAAGGAAGTGATGTTATGCATATCAAACAACTAGAGCGGAATAAGTACCGGGTATGGGTAGATTTAGAGCCGGATTATACCGGGAAAAGAAAGCAGAAATCAAAAGTTTTTCACGCCACATCGAAAAAGAACCTCAACGCTCAAATAGATGATTGGGTTGAATCAATCTCCGGCGTGTCCTCGCAATGTAAAACAGTGTCGGATATGTGTAGCGCCGTGTGGAATCAGGTTATCAACGCCAAATCGCAAAATACCATTTACGGCTATAACGCTGCACTTAAGCGGATTGATACCACAATGGGAACGCTAGGCTTGCTTAAATTGACGCCTCGAACCATTCAGGCGTGGATAGATGACTTATCCTTGAGCTTGTCTCCCAAAACCGTAAAAGATACCTATTCTATCCTCCGCCTTTGCTGTTCTATTGCCGTTAACTGGGAACTGCTGAAAAGCAATCCTTGCCATGATGTTATACTTCCATCAAACAAAAAAAAGAAATCCAGATACTTTCACCGGAAGACTTCGCCATTTTCTGTTCCCACCTCGACGAAATACCACTTGACCAAAGGGTCTGCTTCGAACTTGCGCTTTTCGGCTCGCTCCGGCGGGGGGAGATAATGGGAATATTAGAAGATGAAATACCGGACGATGGACGTTTCTATATTCAGCGAACTAGGTACATGCATAGGATAGGGAACGAATTTGTGAAGGATACCAAAACATCATCCGGCGAACGCTTGTGCATCCTTCCGGCGCCAGTGATTCGTGACGTAAAGGCGCTCCGGAAACATCATATAGAACAGAAATTGAAGCTCGGTCCGTTGTGGACTGATTCGGATTATCTAATCAAAGAACAAAACGGTGAAGCTTTCCACCCGGAGCAATGCGCCAAAAGACTGAGTCGTTACATGGAGCGCATCGGACTTAAACCGATTACCTTTCACGCTCTCCGGCACACGTACGCTTCCATCTGCATTTCAATGGGCGCTGACCCTGCCACTGTATCAAAGCGCATGGGTCACGCTAATGTTTCAACGACACTCGGAATTTATACGCACCTTTTCGAGAAAAAAGAGGAAGAAGATAAACTAGCTTCCGCATTGGGCGAAATGCTCTCAAAATCTGTGGAAAAGTAGGCATAAAATTTCGAAATGTTACATATGCGTTACTTTTCAAAATAAAAAAACCTTGAAACAATTAAGTTTCAAGGCTTTTATTGGTGGAGATGGTGGGAGTCGAACCCACGTCCAAAAATATTTCCGAAGAACTTTCTCCGAGCGCAGTCAGTGCTTTGTCATTCGCAGTATCCGCCGTGACGCTGACACACTACGGAACTGCTATCCTGTAAGTCCGCTGAAATACCAGGAGCTCTTCCAGCGGTTTCCTGCATTCATGACACCGGATTTCAAGCCTGCAGGTGAGCCTGAAGCGGCGCGCGGGGCTGAACTATGCAGCCAGTGCGAAATTGTTGTTATTTTTAGCGTTTATATTTAACGGCCCCTTTTTACGTGGACTGGGCGCCACGGCTCGCTTATCCTTGTTCCACATTCCTGTCGAAACCATTACATCCCCGGAATGTGTGACGGATGTCACACTATTTTTTCTTCTATGAATTATACAACATCTTCCCGGTAAAAAAAAGATACTGCCCCTTCAATTTTCCGATTGTCCGAAGGGAATTCGTTTTTCCTGAAGGGAATTCGATGCTC